GCCTTTCTTAGGGATGGACGATTCATCCACGTAGAACTTAATTGGGCGTGCTTGCGCTGCATCCGGCTTCAAGAGAAATGACGTCAAAAGATTGATCGCCTTGATATTGCTCGAGGATCGGGAGGAGCGTCCTGATGATTTCGCGACAGTTAGCAATGAGCTGCGTTGCCCCATTGATGCTGCCCTGGATAAGCTTTTCTGCATCTGCGATGCTGGCTCTACAACAGCCAACGCCTGTTCCACAATAGGCCTGGCTGGTCTGGGTTTCTGAGGGCGCTTCTTCTTTGGTTTGCCCTTGGCTGGCGCCTTGTCGGGATTCTTGCTGGCCCAATGTTTGGTGCGGCAAGCCTTGCAGTGGGTTGCCTTCTTGCTTACATTGAACTCTTTTCCACACGTGGCGCATTTTATTTTCATGGCTATTTCAGTAACGATACAGAAGTAGCTTGGACTAAAATTGATTGAATGATTTGATTGAGATCGAGATATTATTTCGTGAGATTCCTAGTATAGTTAAGGTGTTTTATGAGAATTAATTTGCCATATTACTAAATCTTTCCAAAAATTGGAAATCCTTACTATTACCCAACACACTAGTGTCGGACTTTACGAGATTAATAAGGAAAAAGTATATAGCAGTGAGCTCCTCCTCAGTTATAACCATACCATTGTTCTGGTAAAATTTACTCAAATACATCATGCTTATGCCGAGATTGCTCTCGTTAATGACCATTAGAGAGTCGGCAGTTGACAGCTTGATTTCATCCCAATCCTCACGCTTCTTGTATAACCGGCTGAGAACGCGTGACACTCGGCGGATTAAATCTGGTATAAAGCCCCAGGGGGCAACGATGTTGGCTATATATTCCGGTATGTCAGATTGGACCATCTTAAAACTGTATTTTAGACGTTCTATCATGCTCATGCCAGAATCCATTCTGATCTCAATGGCGCCGCATATGATGAGTGAATCGTCGCCTTTGAAACCGGCAGCGACTAAGTCTCGAATCACAAAGCAACAGCCCATAGCTGCCATATTATACGTCGTGTTGCGCCCCAGCGTGTGTATCATGCCAGAGTGCTGCTGCCACTCGCCCTCAAGTATGGAGCGTATTGGTGGCAAGCTGGTTGCTCCGAAAGGGGAATGAACTAGCACCATCTTCCAACGAGCGCCCATGGCCAGCATGAGGCTGGCGGCGCCTGGTGAGATGCCACACACGCGATACATCAAAGATACAGCCTTAATGCCCCGTTCTTCATTTGAGGCATCAAACTGTGAAAAATCGTTCTGGAACTTAATAAACTGCCGATTGTTGAGCGCTTTGCCATGTTGGCACCAGAATGTTGACAAATCAGAATCTGATGCATTGTAAGATAATTGCACGTTAGGCAATATAAGCTTTGGGAGCAGCTCATCATAGCAACGAATAAAACCGGCGCTAACCATGTTCATCATCTTGGTCCACGCACTAATGCCTTGCCCGTCTTTGTTTTCTGCGTCGAAGCCAACGCTGCGGATCTCCTTAGGCTGTGATTTCATGTGGAACTTAACAAGCTTATGGTACTCGAAGTCTGTGTTGAATTCAGTCTCCATATCGGCAAATTTATTGGGGTTGAAATCTTTTTCAAGCAGTAGTTGTAAGACACGTTTCAAAATATGTACGCGTCTATCCATGTACCCCGTAAACTTATCCGGTAATTTCTCATCGCCGTTTATGATGCCGTCAATAAGATTGACGTCATGGAAATTTCTGTCCAGTCCATCTTCTCCAATTTTCCCTTTGGAATGGTAACCGTTAAAATACGATAATTCTTCAGTCGTGAACGAGTCACGCGCAACCATAGGAAACTTGGACTGTAACACTATAAGCGACTCAGTCATTTTGGCCATAACTTTCTCCGGTGTAGGTCTGTTAGCACTCGCGATCTTTTCCCAGCCTTTCTTGAACCAACTAGTAAGACCTTTAAACATGTGATCTGTGTACTTGTCGGTAAGTATAGTGGCTGCTTTCTTTGCATATCGGCCCAATTGAGTGGTAACCGATTTCTTAAGCGATGCGTTAGTGTATAGCCTATTGTAAATATTATTTTCTGATAGTTTCTTGGCGTGCACAATACGATCATACGACTCAAAATACCTAATGTCTGCATGGAATTTCTTCTTGCTGACTATTTGAGGTATCATCGTGGGATTGATATCAACCACATCTGGCGGTAAGTCGTTTGCCTGAATAAATATTCGGTTCAGCACGCTCTCAACAGCCTCTATTGGTACCAGTGGCGGCTTGATGCGAATATTGGTTTCATGCATCATACCTGATTCCAAGGGTTTCTCCTCAAAAACAATGGTGTCAATCAGTGGTGTTTCTGTG